AAATGCATGTCCACATTGTGGTACACCAAATCATGTTGCAGAAGGTGCAATTAAAGATCAAGCACAAGAAGACTTTGATATACTAGCAGGCATGAAAGGGGATGGTGCTAGTGAGGAAGAAATAGAATCAAGAGCATCAGAATTAATGTTTGGTATGGACGTTTTACATGCTGTATTAAATGACTGGGAAAGTCCTTTTGCAGATCCAGATGCAGAAGAAGAACCAGACATGGAAGAAGCGGCAAAGCCAGACTACATTGACATTGACGGCGATGGCGACAAAGAAGAGCCAATGAAAAAAGCCGTAAAAGATAAGAAAAAGAAAGAAGAAAGTTTTGATGTTGATGCAGAACAAAGCCGAGAAGAAGAAGCATACAACGAGTTAATGGATGCTTATGCACAAGGTGGCGAAGAAGCATACGCAAAAGCATGTGGTTTATCCATGGAAGAACTAGATCAGGAAATGAGTGAGATTGGCAGAGACTTAAACTTACACATGGATGACGACAGAGATGAAATACTTCAAAGACATGCTGAAGATACTGTAGACAATGCAGATTGGAAAGACCATGGTGAACATGATCATGACATGGGCGAAGCCATTGATGGTACAGTAGACAAAGCCATTGAAGAAGCAATGTATGAACTTAGAAAATTAGCAGGTATTTAATATGAATGAGATAGATAGACTACAACATTTAGCAGGTATTGTAACAGAAAAAGATGCCGGTGACAGTAACAATGTCAAGATGGCAGTTGGTCATGTTGATAACGAAAGAGACATGATTCGTAGAGAACTATTTCAAATGGGTAGTTACTGTGTTGAACTATTCAAAATGCTAGATGAATTACCTGATGCAGATTTCCCACATTGGTGGCAAGCAAAAATTGTCAAAGCAGGCACGTATTTAAGTGGTGCAAAACACTATTTAGAAAATTCATTATCAGTACCGCCCGGTGATGATATGACACAAGATGGTACTGGTCCTGGTGATATTGAAGTATCAGATCCAGACTATAATGACGACCCTAGTGGCGTCAGTTAAATTTATACTCAACTGCTGACAGTATCAAATCTAAAATACAATATTGACCTAGTAAACTAGGGTGTCCACCGTCAGGAAACAGATAAGGTTTTATATACGGATCATCTATTGAATCTTTGTAAAACTTTTGTTGTTCATTCATTTCATCTAATACTTTGTAATCCCAATCAGTGTTTACTTTAATATCAGTAGACAACTTCCAATACCCAAAATCTAGAAGATCATGTTGAGAAAAATATCCATGATTTACATGTTGCTTTATCAATGTGGCAATAACATCATCTGCGCCTAATACAACTGGTGCACTTTTATTTAATCGTTTCCACTTGTTAAATGTGCTTTTATCAAACTTACTGTGTCCACCTAACAAAATTACTTGTTGTTTATTTTCTATTGCCCAGTCTGCTATGTTAATTAAACTGGTAGTGTTTATTTGCTCAATGTAATTATCAAGTTCTTTTTTATTGTGTACTGGTGCATCTGTGGCTAGGCCTCTAATTATATTAGAATAAAAAATTACAGAATAGCCTTCTTCAATTGTGCTATCCCATAGATGAGGACTGTTATTCCAATTTAGTCTCTCTACTATTCCGCCATTTAATTTTGTTGCTAGTATAGAACCTACTGTTATATTCCAATCTTGTGCTGGAAAGCAGAAACATTTAGTTGTGTGTCCTAAATGTTTTAGATAGATATCATATAAACTATGACCTTGTGTCCAAGAATGCTCATGACCTAAATAATCTGTTACAGCAATTTTATTTAGATCTATTAATTGATTGCTACGGATGTATGGTGGCTCTGAGGCACCTTTTCCCTTAGGGCCTAAATTCCAAGTCCAATACCAACTGTCACCAAAGAAATTAAAATTAGCCATTTGTATTATTAACTAACTCGTCTGCATATTCAGGCCAAAACTTTCCTGCACGTGGTCCCCCATTACCTGTACCATCGCTTTCGCCTGGTACCTTGATCCAAAGAAACGCATCACACAATTCTTCGCCTGTGTCTGTTGTTGGAGGTATACCTAATGCTCTACCTGGAGGATTACACCATTCGTTGCCATAAGGACCATTACCATTACGGCTAGTGTCTATTACAAAGTGTTTTAACTTAGCATGTTCGCTTACACGTTTAGACCACGACATACTTTCCTTGGTACTTCTAAAGTTGCTTACGTTAACACTAAAGCCTCTACAACCGTCTACATAAACAGCATTAAGCATCTTACCTGCTTGTTCTGGGTCTAACCAATTACTGTGTCCTATATCCACATACACTTTTGCGGCACAATTTTTTGTGATGATTTTTAATCCTTGCCGCATAAGACCATGTCTCCATTGCATAGCCTCCTCGTCCATTAAAGTAGAATGGGGTAATGCATCTGGTTCATAGATTAAAATGACTTCTCTGTCGCCTATTTGTTTTGATATCTCATCACAAAAATTTAGATAATCTTCTGTGTATTTTGCACCACCTTTACTGTGATGTCCCATGTCTCTATCTGGAATATTGTAAATTACCATAATAGGCAAGTATGGGTCTGTGCGTTTGAAAAAACGTTTAAGTCTCTTATCTAAATTGCAAGTACCTCTACCATTGCGTTCACCAAACCAAAATGATACTGGATGTTCAAATATTTTACTTACTGATGGATAAACTAATTTATGATCTTTGACTCTATCGAAATCATTGATATAGAATGGGTAGTCCATATATCCTAGGCCATTTGCTGTCTGATAAGTTTTTTAATGTTTTTATCTCGTTTTTTAATAGCACGTTGTAACTTCATGTCACTGGCATACTCTAGAAATACTTTGCCTTCAAGGTGATCGTATTCATGTAAAAAACATCTAGTATCTATTCCTGTTAGCTCTTCTTCAACAAATTCTTTATCTGCATTTTGATACTTGACTTTGATTGCCGCAGGTCTTGTTAGAATTACAAACAGTAAAGGGAAAGTTAAACAACCTTCCTCTATGCTAATAGACTCATCAGATACACTAATTATCTCAGGATTATATACACCTATCTCACCATGTACAGTGTGGTGCATTACAAACATTCTGTAATTATGGCCTACTTGATTTGAACTTAGGCCAACACCAAACCTTTCTCCCATTAGAGTAAGCATGTCTTGTTCATAAGACTTGACATCATCTAATTCAAAAGGGTCGGTTGTACAGCGAGTTATAATTGCTGGATGATTAGGTTCTACTAATTTTAACATACAAGTATTTATGCAGTATGTTTACAGTTTCCACGAAATGTGAATCCAGGACATGAACATTTGCCATCTTCAATGTAGTAAACTTTACCATTGCTACCTTGTACAGTAACCACACCATTGGCTACCTCTTCAGGTCGTTCACCAATCTTTTTGAACTTACGTCTTGCTTTAGAGAACTGCTTGATTGGATTCTTGAACACTGTGTCGTTGTGCTGAACAAGTTGTCCAGCACCATTCACATGATACACGCCATTAGCGACTTTGTATTTGCCCCACTCAGTTACTTCTTGTAGTATCTCAATCATCAGCAGTCTCTATAACAATTTTTGCACGTTCTACTAATACAGGATCAGCATCAACCAGCAGATCAAGTATCCTCAATTTTTCTTTCTTGTACACTTTCCAAAAGTTTGGATCATTTTTGTAAATGTCCAACGAATTATCAATAAGGTCTGCAATCTTGATTGTCTGTGCATCAGCAGGACCTTTAGAGTAGTGTACAGCATCTATTTCTTTTCTAGTGGCTCGATTGCCATCTTCTGGCTTACTGATGTCTGTTAACCAGTAAACAAGATTAGCAACTGTATCACCAAACTCTCTTTCAATCTCATCAATAGTTACGTCGGTGTCTTCAACTACATCATGTAAGTATGCCGCCGCAATCATTTCTGGTGTGTGCTTAACCGTTGCAACAATTTTGGAAACAGCCACAGGATGGATAATGTAAGAAGCACCCGAGTACTTCCTTTGTTGTCCATCGTGGGCCTTGGTAGCAAAATCCAAGGCTCTCTGTGGCATATCCCAATTATGCATTATTGCATCGTGCATTAATCTAACCTTGAGTTTGCGTATACTTTGGCTTCAGGGAAGTACTTTCGAATCACATCAACGTATGCTCGAGCACCTTCTTCCTTCTCAACAATACACTGACCACCAGTGTTTGCAGGATCCCACAATTTGTAGCCTCCGTCGTAGGCCTTAGAAAAGCCACCGTTCTTCACAAAGCTCTTACCGAACTTAGTGTTGCCTTTCTCGTAGGAAGTAACCCATGCAAAGCCACAACCAAAGAATCCATTAGGATGTTGTGATCTGTGTTTGGCTACTGCGTTCTTGGCCGCTTCGATTGCTTCGTTATGAATTTCTACTGTCAACATTATACTGCCTCCTGGATTTTTGCAAGACGCTCGTCTCTGTAAGCAAGAGCTCCTTCGCCTAAGTAGATGTTACCATCTGTGTGTCTGAACAAAGTGTCCAGTGATGCTGATTGGTCTTTGTTCTTTTGTATTAGTGAGAACTCGGCCTGTTCAAAAGTGATAGCACCAATTTGTACAAAATCCAAAAGCATGTCTGCAAAAGGAACCTCACCGTTTGATTTCCAAACTGTAAGTCCATCGACTTGAGCAGTATCTTGAAACTTCTCCTCAATACTTTTTGAGAAGTCATTACGCTTCTGGTCTGTGAAAAGAACATCACCTGTAAAGGTTCTGTTTTCTGGATTGCTACTAGCAAGACCAAAACGTTCTTTGTTTACTGTCTCACCTGCAATCTTTACGGTATTTTCTAAAATCATTTACAACTCCTATTTCCTAACTATGTATATAGTATAGCAAATTTTGAGGATTTGTCAACCGTTTTGAGGGTGTGTAACCTATTGATTTTGCTGATATTCTGCAGAATCTTCGGGTCTAATAAACTCAATATCGCCGTTTGAATGGCGTTTGAATAGCAAGAATTTGGATAACATTAGTGTTTCAATGGTAGCATCAGCACCTTTTCTGACTCCAGATTTGAAGCCAACCCATAAGCCAAATGCTGTGCCCACAACGTAGGCCACAGCAAAAAGTACATATAATTCCATTAAGCAATTACTCCATTTGCTAAGTCGTATTGTATAGCAAGGCTGTCATACAATTTGTAATATTCAGCATCACTATTTGGTCTGTGATCACTGCCATAAAGGTCAGCATCTACAAAGTTCCAGTTGATTGAACCATCTTCTTCAACATTCTCAGGTGAACTAACAGCATTGTTAAATGCTCTTGCAAAGTCTGGATTGTACTCAGCAGTTCTGTAGTTCATGCTTTTTGCAAAGAAACCTAATTTCTCAAGTTGCAATACCAATGCATTCATGCCTGGAAATTTACCAGTGTCCTCATACTCACCTAAAGTGATTTGCATTGGATCATCAATGACATAATATTCACTGTCAGATGGAACAAAATCTAGTTCAGCAACAAACTCTTCGACAAGTTCTTTGCCTTTTTCAAATGCTTCTGCATCTCTGGTTCTGTATTGGAAGTCATGGATTTCATGACCTTTCATTAAGCCTGTTGGCTCTTTTTGCATTCCTAAAATTCTAATACTCAACATAAAAACTCCTACCTTTTTATTTAATTACTATACTAGTATAGCAAATTTTTGAGATTTGTCAACCAGAAAAAAAGGGCGTTTCCGCCCTTGTTTGTAAGGCAAACTTACTTATTGGCAAACATATAATCCGTCACTGTTTGGACTACAAGTAATTGGATCTGCCAATTCTTGACCAAGCAAATCAATAGTGTTTTGCATGTCTGCAATGATTGCAGTATAGTTAGTACCCTGTGAATCAAGCAAATTCATGCCTGTTGTACCAACTGTGCCTACAGCATCGATACCTGCTGTACCAAGTGTAGTAAGGTTTGTCATACCTGCTGTACCTAGGTTTTCCATTCCATTCATACCAGCAAGGCTTACTGCACTGATTGTGGTCATACCATATTGACTAACTTCATTTAGATTAGTCATGCCTGCAATACCAACATTCTCAATACCAGTCATACCAGCAAGACCAAGTGTAGCCATGCCTTCCATACCAGTAGTAGCAATGCTGTCGGCAGTTGCAAAGCCTAAGCCAGCCACTGTGGTAGTTGCATTAAACCCTGTTGTTGCAATGTTTGCATTGGCATCGAAGCCAGCACCTGCAATACTGTCAGCAGTGTTTAATCCTGCAACACCTAATTCAACAGTTTGCCCACCAGCAACATTTAGTGCATCAAATCCAGCAATACCTAAATTAGCAAGTTGTTGTCCACTTGCCGCGGCACCCTGTGACCAGGATTCACCCAGACTGGAAACCATGTTTTGCTGTCCTAACTGAATTGATTCGTTAGATGCAAAACTTGCAAGTTGAATATCACGTGCATTATTGCTTGAATTTTTAGCCACATCTGATTGAATCCATAAGCCGCCAAGTGTTGCAACTGGTGTTGCAAGTACTTTAGCCCAACTTAGTGCTTGGTCTTCAATATATTGTGGGGCGATTGTAGCATCCTTGCTCATTGCAATAGCCATCGTGGCCACTGCTTTTGATGCCGCGTCACCAGAGTTTGCAATAGTGGCTAACGCCCTATAACGTGCTTCGGATTGTGCGGCTTGTGCTTGTGCTGACTGTTGCACTGCGAGATAGTAGTCTGACCTAGCACCAGAATTGGCACAGGCAGATACTAATACAGTGGCAGTTAACACAAACAATAGTCTAACTACGTTCATGATTGTATCCTCTTTGTTTATATAAACTACTCGTCAAAGTATTCCTCAACGAAACACTTTGAAAGTAACTCAAACAATGCATGATACCACTGTACATTGAAACAACATTATATAACATGCCAAGTAATTGTCAACCTATATATGCTGTGTAAAGGTATTTATTGTAGTAAATAACATTATGCAAGATAATTTGAACAGAAATATAACTGCTATGTACGGGTCAGTAATAGACACAGTACACATTAAAAAGCCTGTGCTATATCATTGTTTAATAAGACAAAAGGATTATGATGCACTAGACTTTAATCCACATGACGGCACAACGTATGTGCCAAAATTTGATTTCAGTGGTATATGGAGTAAGCAGGAAATTAGACAAATAGTGTTTTCTAAGGGTGCTGTAATTGTTGATTTTTCCGGAGAAAATTATCATGATAATCTTGATGTATGTAAAGGTGTCGTTGATGCGTTAGGTGAACTAGGAATACCTGGTAATCAAGTAATATATCTCAGTGGTAAACACAATGAAGCATCTATAAGAAAAACATCTGCGTATGTTTTACACTTGCCTGTGTTTGATTATTACATGAGAAAAAGATACAACGACAGTGTAGATCGGGTAAAATTTTTGCAGGATAATACACAAGAAAAATTATTTGTATGCCCGATGCGTAGACTGCACAGTCTTAAAACATTTCGCACTAGAATGTTACTTGATATGTATGATGCTGATTGTATACAACATGGCATGATATCACATATGAGTATGCCTGAAAATTACAGACGTTTTTTTACAGATGAAGAATGTAAAAAACTAGACAGTATTCTACCTTTGTGGATCGATTATAATATGGATGACACACACGGAAGTGAAATATCACACGATCCTTATAAGGGTAAAGGTTACTTATCACCATATTCAGACATGATGGTAAACACATATTTTCATGCTACTGTTGAAACCTGGATAGATCAATTCTTCATAACAGAAAAAACATTTAGGCCAATGTATCACAAGATGCCTGTGCTTATATTAGGTGGCGTAGGATCAAACACAAAAATACAAGAGTATGGATATAAGACATACGAAGACTGGTTTGATTTGAGTTGGGACAACGAGCCTGATGATAACAAAAGAATTAAATGCTATGTTAAAGAAATACAACGTGTATGCAACTTGCTAAAAAATATGTCTGTGCAAGAACGCATAGATTGGAGTACAAAAAATTTAGAAGTGTTAGAACACAATTACAATAACATGAAACAATCTAATTTTTTAGAGAACCAATTTGCCAAATTAGCAGACTATGTGAACCAACTATGAACAAATGGCAGATAGGTAAAGACGCTTCAAATGAATCTTTGAGAACTTTTGACATTGCATTAAATGGTTTGTCGTTTGAGCAATTCTTATACCCTATTATAGGCGAAGGTGAATATGACTTGCAAACAATCGCAAAGTCTAGTATCTTGCCTTTAGATCAAGGTGATATATCACAGCCAACCTATTATAAAGACCTATTTGTAAAACCCAAAAAAGGTTATACAAGATTACCAACATTGCAATTATTCCTAGGCGTATGGAATCACAAGTATACAAATTATTTTTCAGCAATATCACCTGCTGTATTACAAATGTTAAAAAACAAAGGAGTAGTGATTGTGTTCAACAACTTCAGTGAAGCATGGCCGCATGACATGTATAACATTCCTATTGCTATAGAAAATGAAGCAATTAAATATGGCTTTCCATTAGAAAACATTGTTTACATTTCAGGTAATATGTACGACCGTGAACGTTATATAAAGGAAAGTATATATAAAACACTAAATGTAGTCAGCATTTCTTACTGGCATGTGATGACACATTTTAATAATCACAACTTTGATCATTATAAAAAACCTGCTACATACAATAAAATATATGCTTGTTTGATGAGGAAAAACAGAATACACAGAAAAAAATTGCTAGACATGCTCGAAGAGAATAACTTATCTCAACATGGCTTGATTTCCTTTCCAGATGTTCATCAAATTGATCAGCCATTACACAGTGTACAGTTTCTCAATACACTAGAACACATACATCAAGATTGTATGTTTAGTATTACAGCAGAAACACATCATAACAGCACAGTTTACACAGAAAAAGTTATCAAACCAATGTTATGCAGAATGCCACAACTGATAATCGGCAATGTGAATGCAAACAGAGATCTCAAATTAGCAGGTTATAAAACGTATGAGGACTGGTTTGATTTAAGTTGGGATAGCGAAAACGACTTAGAAAAGAGGCTTCATTGTGCTGTTGAAGAAATTAAAAGTGCTGTAAGACGGTTATACGCACTCACAGACACCGAAAAGCATGCCTGGGTGAACAAAAATACAGAAGTTTTAGAACATAATTATCAACAAACAGTTAATAATAATGCTTGTAAAAAAGAACTAATTAGGCTTTTGAATGTCTTGAATACTGATCCAGTAAAGCCTGACCAGTAAGTCTTTCACCAAAAACATGTATAAGTTTTCCGGCCTTATACCTTTCTATGACCCCATTGTTATAGGCACGGTCTGTAACACATTGGTCACCTTCTGTGTCTTGTGGTCTATCATCATACCACATACTACTCAATGAATGTACATGAAGGTCTTTAAGACCTTTTGCCCACTCTTCTGCTTCAAGTAATAATCTTTGCCTTTCCACTGCTTTATTATGTTCAGTCATCTTTCTAATACTCCAAAGTGTGCAAATGTTTGCTGAACACATACTGCTTGATAGTATGCATCGGCGTCTGCACTGTGTAAATCTTGTTGTATGGCTTTACGTGGGTCAACTGGCATCATATTAAAGATTGTTCTACAATCTTGTACTTGCCAAAATGCCCAACGTCTATGATGATCAAATTGTTTGAACAAGTCCTCAAGAATTACCATATCAAATTGTGGACCTTGACACCAAATTTTGTCAACGTCCCATAACCATTTATTTAAGTCCTTAAAAAATTCATCTAGTGGTAGTCTACCTTCTTCGCTGAATGCTTCGTCTTGGATATGCTGTGGTAACTTTGCCCACCATTCTAATGTGCTTTCTAACACACTACGTCCAGATTCCATTTGTTCATCAGCACTTGGGCGCCACAATGTTTTAGTATGCGGTTCTTGTGAAGTGTAAGGATTAAACTTAACAGCACCAACAGATAAGACAACACAATCAGGTTCTGTGCCTAGTGTTTCTATGTCTATCATAGCATGTGTAGCCATACGATTACTCCATTAAAAGTAATATTATACTATGTTATGAGAGAATTGTCAAGAATTGTGCCGCAAAATATTTATGGCCTTTTGCAGATATATGTCCATCATGTGTTTCTCCAAACCGCATTGCCGCACCTGTCATTGTAAAAGGCATAGATATATTATTCCAATGTGGGTTGCTTATGTGTGTGTAATTCCAAATTTGGTTAGAAAATTTTACTTCTGACAACATTTCATATTCTGGTACCAATGGTACCGCTGTGTGGATAATTTTATTTACACCTATATTTTTCAAGTATGTATCCACATGATTCATATACAAAAGTGTGTTTATAAAACCATCAGTAGAATTATGAAGATTACTGTAATAACTAATTACTGGTTCTTCCTCCAGCCATGGGCCAATGGTATAGATATCACTTTGGTATATGTCAACAGAAGAATCATCTGATGTTCTTGTTTCAGGATAACGATCAGGTGTATATGCATCAGTGAGTATGCTTACTCTATCTGGGAACGACCAACAAAGTATTACTGTGTCATCTTTTTTGTGCTCTGAGTTTAAGACAACATGCCAAATATGTTTGTTACCAATTCCACAACATGCTCTGTTAGAGCAATCAAAATTTAATGACTTTGCTAATATATACGGCCACGAATTTTTGTCTGGTATTTCTGGACTTAGGTCATCTAGATCTAGACCTTGTCCTACAGTAAAACTATCGCCGTAAGCAACAATCCTAGACATTTTACAAGACTAATTTTTCTTCGTCAGCAATCTTGTTTTTATTAGCATTTACTGAACTGAGCTGACCAGCACCTTTAACACCTTCAGCCCAAACCATTTTTTCAAATGGATCTTGTTCGCCTGTTTTGACTCTTTCCCAAAATTCAGACTTTTGTCCTATTCTTTCTAAGAACCAAGAAATCTTGTATGCACTACGCACTCTGGCATTTTGCATATCAGGATGACCAAAGTCTCTGGGATCGTCTGGATTACCTTCCATGTACTTTCTATTTTGGAAAGTTTCGTCATCATTGTTGCCTGTGATATCAGCTCTATCGTGAATAAACTCTACATCAATTCTTTCAAAGATATCCAGCATGTATGCAATGTGACTAAGCCAAGCATCGTTCTGTGCATTTTGGCTGAGATGATCCATTAAGCGGAACCAATCTTTAGGCACAATAGGTAGAATAGCATATGGGTGTCCACCATGATTATCTCTAGGTGCTAGTAATTTGAATTGACCATTATACTTGGTAATTTCATCGTCCCAATTATCACTAACCATTAATGCATCATCATTCCAAAAGAATAACCATTCTCCAGTAGAACTTCCTGCTAGTGTGTTCACATAGGTGTGCAGATTTTCATATCCAAGAGGTTTGAAAATATTTGCTCTACATTCAATTTCATGTTCACGCAAATAAGGAGCAATTTCATCTTCAATGTATTTTTTTACATCGTTATCGTCTTCATCTAATCCTAAGATGATCTCTATTCGTTTAGTTACTCTTGCCTTTGATACTAAAGTTTCTAAACTTGTTTTTAATACTTCTGTTCTCCCTCTTGTGGGTAACAGTACCGTGATTATTGTTTCATCACTCATTGAGGATTACCTGTAAATAGTTTTCTGATATTGCCACGGAATGTGTAATGTCCTACATGGCTAAGTGCTGTACGTGGATCTAAATAAACTTTACCACCCATTTGTTGCCACAGTCTACAGAATGTGTAGTCCTCTGACAAATAACGTCTTGTATCAGGATCAATCATTGTGTCAAACAATGCATACATAAATGGTTCAAACTTTTGATCTACGTTGATGTCATTGTTGTATTTCATCTCTGGGTGAGCATCAAACATTTGTTGTATAGTATCTTTACGGATACACATAAATCCTGTACCAGCATCTTTGAGTTCTATCAAGTTGTCTGTGATTTGAACCTGTGTTGTTTTTTCGCCTTTATCATTTTTCATAAAGTCAAAATTTACAACATAGTTTGAACTATGTCCCTCAATAGTATTTTCATTCTCTTCTGGATTGGCTCTAGCCGCACCAATAATACTTTGCCAGTTAATTGCTTTTTTAGGATAAGCACCAACCACAACAGGTTTATCATATGCTACCATGCGTAACATATCTTCAGGATTGAATTCAATGTCAGCATCAACAAAAAATAAATGTGTTGCTTCTTTGTTTTCCATAAAGAAACTTGTTAGTGTGTTTCTTCCTCTGGTAACTAAACTTTCATTTGCAAGTGTACTAACAGTATAAGGAATATCATACTTGCCAAAAAGAATAGCAAGTCTCATCATACTTCTAAAGTAAGGTTCACCAATTTGTCCACCATAACAAGGTGTAGCAATAAAGATATGTTTTTGTCTTAATAATCCTACTGGTATTTCGATCTTTTGATCAAGTAATTTATGCATTACAGATTCGTCATTCTTTGGGTTCTGTTTTGCAGGTGGTTTTTGTTTTGCTTTTTTCTTAGCCGGCATGTGTATGTCCTGTAATTTATATCTATACTTAGTTAGTAATTACTATTGTTTAGTAGTAATCTGGCGGAGAGTGAGGGATTCGAACCCTCGATACAGTTACCCGTATAACACCTTAGCAGGGTGCCGCTTTCGACCACTCAGCCAACTCTCCGAAATTGGAGCGGATACCGAGAATCGAACTCGGATCTAAACGTTGGCAACGTCTTGTAATAGCCGTTATACTATATCCGCAACATAATTATTTAACGAACGTGACCAAATTATTCTCATAAGTTTGGTTAGTATCTATTGTAGCATTAGATATGTGAATGTCAAGAGTTAATCTCAAGGTATTATTGTCAGGTACACGGACCTTGTGCTTGATATGACCACTGTGAATTATCAGTCTATTGTACATATTGTGAAAGTATTGGTCTTCTAAAAACAAGCCAGAGTTTTTATCTTTGTCTAATGGATTTAGAAACAATGTAGATGACACATAAAATGTATCATCATTAACACCAATAAAATCTTGGTGCTCAGAAACTTTACTGCCATGAGAAAAAATTGGCATGTCTGATTTTACTTTCTGAGATAATGTTGCACGTGGTTCATATTCTGTGAGATAATCTGTAAACCAATGTTGCAATAAAAAAGTTTGTTGTAGAGTACCTTGTTTTACGGGCATGCCAAAATGAATATGTTTAGATTCTCCATATTCTTTGTAGTAATTAGTAAAATTTGCTTTGGTTTTAATCCACGTTTGTATGGATTCTAAATGTTGGGCAGGAATAGCATTGTCTATAATATGTACAGGACTATTTTTAATTTTTGTTTTAATCATAATCCTACCTGGTGGAGCCGACAGGGGTCGAACCTGCGACCTTCTGGATGCAAACCAGACGCTCTCCCAACTGAGCTACGGCCCCGAATTTGGAGCTCGTAATCGGAATCGAACCAATGACCTACTGATTACAAATCAGTTGCTCTACCTGCTGAGCTATACGAGCATAACAGTTTTTATTTATAGTTCAGTGATTACCTTTCGTTTGGCTTTTTGGATACAAATTCATTTAGACGTTCGGCTTCTTTGAGTACGTCTTCAGTGGTAGGCATGTCCTCAGGATTTTTTGCTCTAGCCTGTAGGATTTCTCTTGCCTCGCGAACTAGATCAAGTCTAATCTCATATGGTGTTTTATTGGACATTTATTAATTTCCTTTACAAATTATTATAAACATATTTATCAGTATCTAAATAATTAGTTAACACGAGCTTTAAGTTGATAAATAGAACATCAACAAGGAGAGAAATGCCTATAAAATTTAAGCCCTCACAAAAAACATTCGTAAAAGGACGAGGAACTAGAATTGAGCATTTCTACATCAAGAACACATCGACTAAAGAACTTATTGAGTACATCAATAAAGGTCAAAAACCAAAAGTAAAACAAAAGTGTCGTAATGAACTCGATCGTAGAGGTGTAAATTTAGTTTGGGTTCCAGTAACGTCTGACTAGTTTGTATTCTAAACCGTACGCCTCAACTTCACGTTGATCTCTGCCTTTGTGGCTTTTCCTAGATTCAAAAGTACACCCTTCTATAAGTTGTTTTGCATGAACTAATTCATGTGCAAAGGTCACAACAACTTCATCAAAGTCATACCTTTCGTATTCATAACCTATGTTGGTGCCTCTTGCTAATTCTATAATAATAGATTCGTTGTCTCCTAAACAATAACCCATAGCACCATCCAGATGTTTTTCAGATCTTATTTCTATATCAACGTCGTGATCGATGTCTTTACACAGATGATTTAGAACATCTTGACCAAACTGTTCTAGTTGACGCTTCTGCTGGAGTTGTCCTGTAAAGAAAAAGTGAATCATATGTCTGTACCAATCCTATTAGAATTTTGTATATCCTTATCTTTGACATAGTCATTAAAAATTTCAAGCAAAGGTTCAAAGTTGTGAAACTTTGGAGCAAGTTGATACTGTCTTTTATTATACCAATCAGTTAGTTCATTGTACTTAACCAATGGTTTTCTGTACAGGGTATTAAAATAATCTAAATTGCCAGATTGTTTCATATAGTGTATACGAAGTAATTCAAAACCTGTTTCTTTTCTAAATGGTACTTTGTATTCTGCCCAATCAAATGCTTTGTAATATTTTATTTTGTAATCATACTGATCATATCTAAACATTTTATCATTGAGCATGTAAGGCATTTCATGATATTGTTTGATTACACGCATATTATTATAGTATGCAAGATATAAAATTTCACTACTCATATAGAAAGGGTCAACAATCAAATCTATATTATTTTTATTTGCAAAATTTAACCATGGCACATATCTTCTTTTATAAAGATCTTTATCCTGCTCGATCCTCATATCAGTAGATACTGGATTTGGTTTATAACCTGGAGGATAACATTTGCCATCAAAGTAACCTATGTGTTGAGCCTCGCCACCTATTACAAATGTACTGTCATCTAAATTGTCTAATATGCATTTAGCCTGTGTTGCAATTTGAGGACTGTTAAAATAATATTCCTTAGCAAAATCTAACACATGATTGTCTTCTATGAAATCACGCAAATCAAAATCAACGTATGTGTGGTCAGCACCCATATGGTCTGCAAATATTTTACTAGATACTACATCGCCTGGGTTGACCACACTGTCGTCCCACATAAATCTAAAGGTTATACATTTTACATTATTACAGTACCTATTAAACACATTAAAAGCAAACTGGCTGTCTATGCCGCCACTTAGTAACAATGTAATGGGTTTATCTTTGTAAGGTTCTAATGCTTTTTTGAAATGATGTTGTATGTCATAATTGGTTGGCTCTTGTATATAGACGTTGGATACTCCTTCAGAAAAATCAAAAGAAAATGATTTAGAGTCACCAAAAGATAGAGCGTTTGTTGCCATACAATGTATTTATTCTAGTAAAATATGATAAATACTTATTAGAAATATCCATACATTTAGGACATTACTGGAGCAAATAAAATGGCAAAATATTTAATATCGTTAGATAGTGAAGTATATGCTGATAATGCGGCTGGTGCTACAGCCATTACTGATACGGGTGCATCAATTTACACTACGTTTAACTTACCGTTAACGTATGAAATTGAAGCAACGCCAGAGCAAATGAACGACATCAGTAATATTACATTACAAGAATATTCAACACTTTCAACGCAAATTATACCTCAAGGTGCAACATTTAGTTTAGCACACTTGAATTACACTCAAGATCCGCAAGGAAACATTACGTATCAAAACGTACAAAATGGTGCAGGAGTAGATGTATTCTTGATTGATACAGGAATCAACCCATCTCACCAAGAATTTACAACTGCAAACATTTCCAACTTGTGGTCAAATTTTTCAGATGATAGCGAAATAGATGATTACCTCGATGTTGTTGGGCATGGAACAGCAGTTGGAAGTTTAATTGCAGGTGGTAACATTGGCGCGGCTCCAGGCGCACAAATTCACAATGTTAAACTGTTTAATGCAGTTGACGGTAATGTCACTATAGGTCAAATTGTAAACAGTCTAGATGCTGTATATAACTATCACCAAAGCAATGATAACACAAAACCTAAAATTGTTTGTACACCATGGGTAATCAGCCAAAACAGTTTTGTTGATGCAAAGATTCAACAGATGAATCAGAACAACATGATTGTTGTTGCATCAGCCGGTAACAATGGACAAGACGTAAACATGTATTCACCAGCAGGAAATGATTTTGCAATCACTGTAGGTGCATTTAACAGCAGTAATGAAGTAACAACATTTACTAATGGTCCTACAACAGACGGTAGTAGTGGTTTTGTAAACTATGGTTCGGCACTAGATTGTTTTGCACTAGCAGTAGATATTAGTGTTGCTGATAGCAGTAATGTTGCAAACTATAATACGTCAACAGGAACAAGTTTAGCGGCAGGTATTGCGGCAGGTGCTCTTGCAGGTTATGCTCAACGTGATACTGATCTAAGTGCTCCAGAACTTAAAGAAAGATTCTTAGCAGAAGGTCACATGTGGGGAGTCAACGACTTAACATATGATAATGCCAATGTTAACTATAGCACAGTTTACAAATCAATGGTAACAACCATAAGTAATCAAACACCAGTTTTGTTTGCAGAACAATCAGGTAGAATTAAAAACGTACAACATGGTACAACTACAACTTTTGATTTAGGCAAAGTTGCCAACTCTGCAGAAATTGCAGTACTAGACTTTGCTCCTTTACCACCGTGGATCAGTTTAGATGTAAACACAGGTATTGTGACAATTGATGGCACTCATGCAGACTGTAGTGCAGATTTAGCACCAGGTGTATATATCTTTGCTGTCAAAGGCACAGTGTCACCTACAGCAGATTCTGCAGACAATGTTATTGTTGTTGAAGAATACAGTGTTGGTTTATATACAACAAATGAATCAGAAGTGGATGGCAGTGGTGACGGTGCAATCAGTTCATACTACTATGATAATAGTAATAACGAATATGATGAAGTTGTAAACTATCAAGTTGCTCCTTCAAGTACACCATCATTTAAGCACTAAAAATTATATCAAGAATTTTTTAATTCTTTGAAACCTCATTATAAATACTAGCAACAGTAAATTATAATGAGGTTTTTTTATGGAACTTGACTTAACAACAAAGAACAATGTTTTTAATGCAGTTGGCTCTCAGGGGCAATGGTTTCAACACAGATGGGGTAAACGTTCTTACCCAAACTTAGAGCTCGACTTTGACGACGTAAAGAAAATTGTTTCTAAACTTGGCAAAGATGAATCTGTATATGCAAAATCAGTATACGGTGATTCCATGCAATGGGAAAACATTGCCGATTTAGCAAAGTTGTTAGGCGAAAAACTTATTATCACAACATACGGTATGGCTGGCGAAGACCAAATAGAAGCCATTAATAAAACTGGTGCATTTGTGCATGTCATGTTAGATGGCATAGATGATTTATGTGGTAAAGTTTTTCTTAGAGCAAAATGGTCTAAGATAGATAAATTTATCGAAACATGCAATAACAGACTAATTGAGTTTTATGTGTATGAGCATAACAAACATCAAATTCCAGATCTTATTAAGTACTGTCATAACAAAGACATTTTCCTAAAACTATCACCTGGCACAGCAAAAGATGCAGTTGGTAGTGCAATCATTGATCAAATGGGAGAGTGGCTATATGATGTTATGCCAGAGGCAGTAAACACAGACTTTAAGGGGCCTGGATATTGGACTGACGAACTTGAAGATTATGAAAATATCAAACCTATTGAACTTCAACGTAACACAGAAAATCACACATCATTAAGAACTTTTATGACCAGTCCTGAAGGACGAAGTGTGCTAGAAAAGCCACTGGTATCATCATTCATTCCCAACGAAGATTATTTTGATGACTTTGCTGATGAGTACAAAGAAGAAACATCAGATAATTGCTATATTGCAGTGTCTGGTCATGTGTTTAAGAACCATGAAGAATACACAATGTTTTCTCAAATGCTCTCACCTGATTGGGACGTATCTACCGAAACTTGTAAAACAGATGCAGTAACACATAATTTATTTGCACAAAAAGTTTTATGGTACGCCAAAAGATTCGATGAAGAATACATCAACGAAATCGAAATAGATAAAGTCTTTTCTTAAACTAACCCAACGTATGTATTAGGAGACCCTGTTGATACAGGGTGTCCACACGTGGCTAATGCGCCGATATGTGCAGGTGGTAATCCAGAACACCTAACTCTTGGAGCACCTTGTGCAATAAATGAAACTGTGTGAGGAGGTTCGCCGTGGGCTGATATTGCATCACCCAAAAGGCTTACAGGAATACCATTTACATTAACTCCAAAAGGAGGTATAGCACCAGGGCCAACAATGACTCCTAGTGTAACTAAATCTCCTATTTTTGAAATTGGTACGCCTGGCATGCAATTATTTATCTTCAGTAGAATCGGAGCCTTGCAACTCCATCTTAACTTCTTGATCAATCATGTCTTTATAATCATTTGCAGTAAGTTCTAAACTCTCTGCCAGTGTAAATATTTCTCTTGTACTTAATATAAGTTCTTGAGATGGTGAGGTTAGTAAGAAAGGTAGTAAGACAACATCTTCTTGATTAACATAAACTACTTTAGGTCTATCAACAGTGAGATACTTTTTATCTTCATCAACACCATTTAGTTTACATATAATCTCTTGTCCGTTGTTAGTACGAATAGTAACAACTTTACCTATTAGGTCAACAACGTTGTACATTAGATATCACCTAATTTGCTAGTATCCAGTAATGCTTTGAACTCAGTGTAGCCGCCAATCTTTTCACCGTCAACAATAATTTGCGGAAAAGTTCTTGCTCCTGGAAATGTTTCCATTAGTGTTTCTCTGTCAAAGTCCTCGTCTAACATTTTGTATGTTAGTTCGTGTCCTTCTCTTTCTGCTAATGCTTTTGCCTGTACGCAAAAAGGACATTGCGGTTTGCTGTATATTTCTACTATCATTATAAACTTAATCCCTTAAATGTGTCTTCAGTTACATCTTGTTTAGTGCCACCAATAACATAACTGCTGATCTCTGTCTCTTGTGGTGCAACTTGTACTTCGCCACCGCTTATCCATTTTTGTGTCCACGGTAACGGATTACTTGCACTAACACTATATGGTGCAGTTAATCCAACTGCTCTCATACGTTTTGCACCAATCCATTCTACATAGTCTTTGAGAAGTTGTGCATTTAGTCCAATCATGGAACCATCTTTGAACAAATACTCTGCCCAATCTTTTTCTTCTCTGATTGCACTCATAAACATTTCAATACACTCGTTCTCACATTCTGCTTTAATTTTTGCAAAGTCTTTATCGTCTTGTGGCAAAAACTTCAGCATCTGTTGAGTACTAGCCAAATGTACATTTTCGTCTCTGGCTATCAATTTAATTATCTTGGCATTACCTTCCATTTTCTTTAATTCGGCAAACGCCCAACTACAAGCAAATGACACATAAAAGCGAACACCTTCTAAAATGTTTACTGCCATTAGTGCTAACCATAATGCCTTTTTATGTTCATAACTACCAAACTCTTTGTCCTCAACATCATTCATATCCATGAGGTTATCATAATACTTGCTGATGCTATCACTACATTTTACAATTTCTTTGATGTCTAGTAATTCATCAAACACTTTACTTGGATCAGAATAAATGTTTCTAATAATATGAGTGTAACTTCTGCTGTGAATAGTTTCTGAGAATGCCCATGTTTCTATCCATGTTTCTAGTTCAGGTAAACTCACAATAGGCAATAGTGCTAAATTAGGAGAACGTCCTTGTACACTATCTAGCAATATCTGTCTTTTGAGATTGCTTGTAAAAATATGTTGTTCATGTTCAGTGAGATCTTTGAAATCTTTACTATCTCTACTAATATCAACTTCTTCAGGTCGCCAAAAGAAACCCAACTGTTTGTCAGTTAATTTATCAAACTGTCTATACTTTAATGTGTCGTACCGTTGAATATTTACACCACCATCAAAGAACATTTTGTTTTTAGTGTGGTCTGTTTTTTTAGCATTAAATACTGTCATAGTTAAATTTTGCAACTGTCGCAATCCTCATCATCTGTGATAGTTTGTGACAAAGGAGTTTCTGATTCATTAGATTCAATATCTAACTCACCTTGTCCATCAAACGTGTTATTGTAATATAATTGTTTGCCACCATATTTGTAAAACATGATGATATGTTGTAACAAAACACTCATTGGAATCTTTTCATCTTCGTAGTGTTCTGGATTGTATGAAGTATTTACCGAAATACCTTGATCTATGTACTTTTGTAATACAGCACAAATTTTCAAATAACCTTCTGGGCTCTTTTGATCCCATAATAAATCATACTTGTTTTTTAATTTAGCATACTGCGGCACTACCTGTTTGAGTACTCCATGTTTGCTTTGTTTAACACTTACAAAACTACGTGGTGGCTCAATGCCGTTTGTGCTGTTACTAATTTGTGCAGATGTTTCTGCAGGCATAAGTGCCATTAATGTACTGTTTCTAATACCAGTTTCTTTTAATTGCTTACGTAATCCTTTCCAATCCATACGCTCTTTGTGTTTAACAAGTTCGTCAATGTCTTTCTTGTATGTTTGATTAGGAGTAATACCCTGTCCATATTTTGTTTCGTGATTACCAGGTATACAGCCTTTTTCAAGTGCTAGATCTGCACTGGCTTTGATCAAGTAATAACTCCATGCTTCTGCCCATTCATCAACAAGTTCCAAGTTAGGATCTTGATAGTTTGTATCATTTTTAGCCAACCAAAATGCAAAGTTAATAATGCCAATACCTAAAGGTCTGCGTTTCTCAGTTGCTAACTGTGCCGCAATAACCGGGTACTTCTGGTAGTCTAGCAGTGCGTCTAAGCCTCTTACAGCAAGTTCGCAAGGCTTCTGGAAGTCTTGTGTTGCTTTAATCCTACCCCAGTTAATTGCACTTAAAGTACACAATGCAATTTCACCATCTTCGTCGTTTGCACTCATTAATGGCTTCGTTGGTAGATTGATTTCACAACAAAGGTTGCTCATTCTAACAGGTGCTTGTTCTTCTACAAAACTACTATGTGTGTTAGCATGATCAACATTCATCAAGTATATTCTACCTGTGTCTTTACGTTCTGTTACAAACGCAGAAAACAAATCAATTGCTTTGATAGACTTCTTTTTAATACGTGTATTACGTTCTGCTGTTTCGTATAACTCTTTGAACCTGTCCTGATCTGCGTAGAATGCATCATATAATCCCGGCACATCATGCGGAGAAAACAATGTAATATCACCGTTACCTAATAATCTTTCATACATTAACTTGTTAAATTGCACACCATAATCCATGTGCCTTACACGATTTTCTTCTGTGCCTTTGTTGTTCTTTAACACCAGCATGTCTTCAATTTCTAAGTGCCAAATAGGATAGTATAGTGTAGCGGCTCCGCCTCTTACACCACCTTGGCTACATGACTTAACTGCTGATTGAAATAATTTATAGAAGGGGATAACGCCTGTGTGAGTTGCATCTCCACTCCTGATAGGTGAACCAATTGCTCTAATACTTCCTGCACCAATACCAATACCTGCTTTTTGACTTACATACTTAACAATACTACTGGTAGTAGCATTAATACTATCAAGGCTATCGTCGCTCTCAATGAGAACGCACGAACTGAACTGACGTTGCGGAGTTCGTACACCAGCCATGACAGGAGTAGGAAGAGAGATATAGTGTAAACTAATTGCATCATAATACTCCTTGATCCATTGTAATCGAGTTTCTGCTGGATAATCTGCAAACAGTGTTGCTGATATCAGCATGTATGCAACTTGTGGTGTCTCAAATATCTCACCTGTTGCTCTATTTTGTACTAGATACTTGCCGCGGAATTGTTCCATAGCCGCATAAGTCAATTCTTCATCACGAGTGTGATCAATATATTCACTAAGCTCGTTGATTTCTTCTTTGCTAAACTTTTCTAATATTTCTGCATCATAAAATCCTCTGTCAATATTATCCTGAATAATATCGCATAAGCAAGGAGGATCAAAAGAAGTATATACTTGCTTTCGTAAATGATAGTTAATAAGCCTACCAGCAACAAACTGGTAGTTGGGTGTTTCTTCTGTGATTAGATCTGCGGCACTTTTAATCAGTGTTTCTTGAATATCCGAACTTGTAATGCCACTATAGAATTGAATGTGGCTTTTGATTTCTACTTCACTTGCACTGACACCGGTAATACCATCACATGCATGAAAGACAACTTTATGGAGTTTATCTAAATCTAAATCCTCTTTACGGCCGTCTCTCTTTGTAATCTGTATGTGTTTTGACATGTGTTTCCTTTATGGTGTGAATGATTGCACAATAGTATTTTATACTACTATACTTATCTTGTCAAGCATTTTAGTTATCTAGTGCTATATTATACTTGGAAAAAACGGTACAGTTATCGAGGGCATACTGGTCATCGACAAGTTGATCTGCAATAAAATTATAGCACTTGCCTTCGTGGAAAAATACTGCACCATCCACTCCGTTTATATGATTACTTATGCCTCTGAAAATTAAATTTTCTTGATTAATGAAACCTAATTCTTTGAGAGTATGTGCAAGAATATAACTGATTCCGGACTGGCAAAAATAGCCTTCTGCTACAATTTCAAACACATTAGGCCAGTCTTTACAATTATAGTAATCTAAGTATCTTGGAAGTATTTTGATTTGGGAAAAGGTCTCGAGTACGTCTTCAACAGTTCCATCACTGGGGAAATCATTTCTGTATTGGCGCCAAACTCTTAATCTATCCGAGCTCGAATGTGTGGGTAAAAACATTTATGATGTACTTGACCAACGTCTAATAATATACTTTAATCTCAACTCTGCACCAATGTTGTGTGCAGTATAAGTAAATGGTGTAACATTCGGATCTACAATTTGATTTTGTAATTTAAGTTCTACTTCGTCGCCATTTAACACTGCTTCAAACTGTGGTTCTACTACAGGGTCACTTGAACTAATCTCGTATGAACTAGAGAATGTATCATTTAATACTACAGCATTTGCTGGGTCACTGAAATCAGTCCTTGCAGACACAGTCATAGTACCAATTCTCATATACTTGTTTGCAGAGCCTGCCTTCTCAGTTAATGTATAGTCTAATACAAAACTGTTAAACACACCAACACCAACACTAAACAAGGCGTCTCCAGCACTGTCGCTTAACAGTATTGGTTCAATTGTCAAAGAGTTATATGTTGTTGTAGTTTCGCCAAATGCCGCGGCTTCTCTGGTCTGTAATTCTAAATTTGTTTTTAGATTTAATAATCCTTTAGTACCATCAGATGTATCAGTTTCTCTGTCTATTGGACTTTGATTATAAATTTTATTTGACAACTCATTAAAATAACCTGCTTCTTCTCTGGTAGCAAAAGTTATTTCATTGTATGTTGTATCTATAACTAAATCAAATGAATCTGCTAAGTTATTATTAATATGTGTTAATCCACTTGCATACAAAGGACCGCCTGTGAATACATCAACAAACATATTAACATCTCTGTCTTTAATTAATCCATCTAACCAAGTTTCTAATTTTGCTCTAACAGTATTATTTGCTCTGTCATACTCGCCCGGTGTTAAACCCAAAACACTTAAAGTTGGTCGAGTACTATCTTCATATAATGTGAACGGTATACCACCTGCCGCTACACTGGATAAACTTGGTCTTTGCGATACATACAATTTATTCAAACTGCCATCTTCTTGCAAACTCCAATTCATTGTTGGGAAAATACTGGTGTTTGCACCTGTTGCTGTTGTCTGAACTAATGATCTATTAAGTGTAACAATCGCATCTTGCACACTACTAGCACTTGATAAATCAACTGATAATACTGGTGCTACCTTTGTTGTTCCTGTGTATGAAGAACCTAACACAGGCATCATTCCATTAGCACCATTAGAACCTTTTAATGCGGAAGTATCTGAACGCATTGAACCGTTAGTAACAAATACAGTATTTGCTGTTGTTTGATCTGCATCAATAGTTGATGTAGTGTTTACTATTGTTCCGTCGTTGTCAACTGTTATAATAACACTTGTGACTAAACTTGTAAATCCATTATCTTCTGATACCAGTCTAAAACTAGTATCAACGTTTGCTGAGCCAACGCCGTGATCTATAAATCCAACATTAGCAATATTTGCAGTCATGGTTGCTGTGTTACCACCAAGTATACCATTCTGTATTTCAATCAAGAAAGAATTATTAGCAGTAGACACTTCTTGTACTTCAAAAATAGCATCATCTAGTGTGCCTGCATCAACCATTCTCACATAATTACCTACTGCAAGTCCTTCAATAAAATTGCTGTCTGCACTAGAGATTGATACATTGGTTTCACCTGCTTGACTAGTAACTAAATTAGCCTCGCCATATCTAACCAAATTCCATGATGTTTGTGGTATGGTAATATCTAATGTTTTTGCTGTGTCATTAATATTATGCACATTAAACATTTTGTTGTTGAGATAATCGTTTACATTAGGTGTTTTTACTTTTGCTTTATTATAACGATATGTTCCGCTGTCAACACTAAAGATTGAATTGAAGTTTGCATTATCAAACTCAACAGTATATTTTGTAGGTGTACTTGTACCTGAATGATACGTGCTAACATTACCTGTTACATCAGCATCATAAAATTGATCTTCTCTGCCAATAATGAATGAACCTAATTGTAATGGACTTGGCAATGCAACAATATTTGCACCTTCTGCATATACTGCAATATGTTTATTTTCTAATGCAAAAAATCCAGTACCAGAACTTGTACTTACTCTGATATTCTGTTCTGGTATTTTTCTATGATGCGGAATACTGTATGCATCATAAAAACTATTTGCTTGGTTTGTTGCAGAAATATTTCCGTTAACACCTGTTAATGCTAAATTTACATTTGCGTTACCGTAATAGCAAACTGAAACATCGTCTGTTACATTTGGTGCTGTTCTCAATGTTAAAGTATGATAACCAGTAGAAGTAATATTGCTACCATTAAATGTATAATCTGAATTTGCACTTGGTATTGATAGCACAGAAGCATTGGATTCTGGTATTAGTTTAATACCATTTTTTCTCACAATAACATCAGTACTCTTAAATGTATCAGTGTTATGGTTATTAACAATGTTGTTAGGTATAAATTCTATATTGGAGTTTTGAGTTAGTGTTTGAGCTCTATTCAATGTAATTGTATAATTGTTAAAACCATCATTTACAATATTGAGAAGTTTAACTTGGTCCCCAGTAATCTCTGGACCAGTTAAAAAATCACCTATACGTACACCATCAAAGTCTGCAGGATTTCCTGCATTATTAATCACAAAAGTATCAGAACCATTTACATCTGCATTTGCTAATAAATGTACACTGTTAGTTGTTTCGGTACTGAATACAGGAAAGTCAGAACTCATATTGTAGAATTCTGTTTTAACACCTGCACTTGAACCTGTTAATAAAGAACGTACTTCTTTTGCTTCGATAGAATCTGAAAATTGTGTACCATCAAACTCTCCCTTTTTGATAAAGTAAAAAGGAACTGTAAATGCAATAATGTTATTGTTTGAAATACTTATTACATGGTCTCTGGCACTTACGGTGTTCTCAATAAAACTAGTGGTACTAAGATCAACAGAATTAGGATTATCAGGATCATGCCCAATATATACTTGCTTACTATCAACAGCCAAACCAATTTCACCTGGTCGCAAAGGCTGTGGGAGATCTTGTTTAAGTCCTCTTCTGTGTTGTATTCTAGATACTATAGTTTTATCGTTTTCTGCCACTGCTAAGTCTCCAATTGCTTAACAGTATTTATCACTTTTGTTCATAATAATCCAGCAGACGTTTGCCCCACTTCTCACAATACTCGTCAAACTCGTCACCTTCAATTACAAAATCTTTATATTGTCCTTCTCTGTCTACCATTAAGATAGCAACTTGTTTGATGTTTGTACCAAACATTTCATTGTGTGCTAGTGCATATGCACAACCTTGCATAAAGTAATCTTCAATCCATTCTCTTTTCTTGATCTTTTTAGCAGTCTTAAAGTCAATAATTGCAGGTTTGCCGTTCCACATGCCTATTGCATCACTGGTACCTGCATAAAGTCCTTCGCTGATCAATGCTACTTCAACACCCCACAATTCATCAATTTGGCTCATGCCATCTCTGACCATTTTGTCTACCATTTGTTTAGCCATAATACTGATTAAATTGTTTCCAGTAATTTCCCATGTTTCGCCTAATACATATTTTTCTAATGCATTATGCACTTTAGTTCCTAGGCCTGCGGCTTCTCTGCTCACACGGTTTGCTTCTTCCTCACCAACACGTTTACGCCATGCTATGAGAGCAGTTTTATCTCCTGTATCAGAAAGTATTGTTGTTACACTAGGCACCGGTTTATTGTCTTCGCCTGTGTATTGACGTTGTCCTGATTTTGCTGTTACCCTTTTTAATGTAGGGTATTCATATTTTTCAACTAGCATCTAGTATCTCCAGTAATTTATTAGCCATTTGATCATGGCAATGTAGGTTAGGGTGAAATTGGCAAGGGTGTATATATTCTTTATGAATTGGATGGGATTTATTAACTCTGAATTCAACTGCTTGATATTCATTTTCGGTTGTGCCTTTTGTTATCGGCATTCCCAATATATCAACATAATTTGTTCCGGTTGTCAAACCAAAAAGTGTATCTGTTTTTTTGATAAGCCAGCATTCATCGGGTACTAAATTTATTTCTTCAGATATGTGTATTGGTCCCCACACGTTAAAAATATAGAACTTTATATTATGTGCTTTACATACGGAATACATTTCATTTATTGTTTTAGTTGATTCATACTCACTAAAAGGAATAAGAGGTCTGAGCTTGTCTTTGAAAAACACTTTGTGGCGTTCTGCATGTCGTTGAATGTTTTGATGATAGTGACAAAGGTCTTCTTCAGTTCTAGCAAAATCTCTGCTTTGTGCAGTAGTACTTAAAAAAACTATATTATTATGCTCTAACTCTTTTGGATACTTTTTAATCCACTCATACAGATTATACAAAGCAAACGATATACTGCCGCCACTAAATCCAAAATTCCAATGTTTTGCACCAATTGTATCACTTACTTTTCTTCCAAAAACAAAATTAGGCATGTTATAACCAAATGTAGCATTAGGAACATATTTTGGAGAAACATAGGCATTTGCAAAACCGCCTGTCTCTGGATCTCCACTACCATTCCTGAACCTAGGCTCTTTGTAAAGTTCGGAACCAATAACCCAACTATCACCAAACCATAAATGATTAGTTTTCACTGAGGGCCTCCATTAACTTAATATGCATCTGTTTGTGCCCTGATATATTGAGGTGGTAATCATTTATATAATTTGCATTGATATCATTGTTTTCATCGTTCCAAACATCATATATTTCAGCACCAAATGTTTCATTAAATAAGGTACCTGGGAGCAAGTAGTGTGTTGATAAATTAAAAACATCAATATGTTTTAATGTTGTTATTTGCTCCCAGGTAGATAGTAAATGTAGTTTTACATTGTAATTTTTACAGAGTGCAACTACTTGATTTAGAATTCTAGTGTTGTTGTATTCAAAAAATACAGGTACTTCCCATTTATCTGTTAAAAAATTATGTTCGCTTTCTTTACTTAATTGTCCTTTAGGGTGTACATGGTATTCTTTATGCTCTATATCATCAATAAAAAATGCTCGTGTGTTTCCACTAACACAAAAAAAGATTGTGTAATTAATGTTAGGTTGATAAATGTTCTTGAAAAATTTTGTCAATTGGACTAATTGAAACTCTATTGAACTACCAGGGAAAGCAAAATTAATGTATTCAACATCTCTTTCTTTACTGGTCAAACTTGCAAAAGAATACTCAGGGTGCGACCAATCTCTCGTTAAATTTGGAAAACGCCCTGTGTGTTTTAATTCTTGATGATGTAATTCTGGTGTTTTAGATTTATCTTGTTGGTATATTTCGTCATACAAACCTGTACCAATGACCCAACTATCACCAAACCATACGTCTGTTTTATTCATAATAATTTATCAACCACTACTAATATATAGTAGTTGTACGGTTTAATTTAATTAATTATTGATTACCAGGCAACGTTCCAGATTATGGTTTGAGTATCATTCTGTTTGATGTTTACTCCGTAACCTAAATCTGTAAAGTATTTTTTGACGTAATTTATTTGATCTACTTTTGCGGCGTCAGTTGTAATACTAAAGTATGCCTTGTAAAAAGCATTACTATCAGTCATTGTTGTACCGCTTGACACGTTTGCATACAACACACCAGCAGATACATTTGCTAGAATAGCACTTTCTATACTACGAACTTCGCCATGTATAGTTACATTGTTCCTAGTATCTATTCTTGCATCTTTAGCATTTGTAAATATGTTTGCCATATTAATTCGCCTTTATATCACTTAGTGCTTTGTCGCCTGCCATTTTACCAACATCAACTGTAGGTTCTGCATCAGTGTCAACATCGCCACTTAATTCATCTGCAGGCACAATTTTTTCTGAATCTGCACTACTTGCAAATCCTGAATCTCTTACTTTTTTAACAAGTGTGTCTATGTCAATTAAATGTCCTTGTTTTGCTAACAAGTCCTGAAATAATTCTGTAGGTATAGACTTTGCATCCATTCTAGTCATCACTTCAGACGATAGCAAGTCACCGATAGCATCATCCATTTCGCTATCTGCTGTTTTTTGTGCATACTCCAGCAATGTGACTTCGCGAATTAACATTAAATTTCAGCTCTGCCCAATGGCTCCTCTTCAGGACCAGCACTTGCAGGAATATTATCTTCTAAGTCACCCTCAGGTTCGCCTAGTCCCATATCGCCAGTATCTAAATCGTCGCCGCCTAAATCACCAGTGTCAGCCATTGCTCCACCTGCTACAAAACCTTCTCCTGAAAGTTCTGCAACTGCTTGATCAAAGCCTGTTTTAATTGCTTTTGTTGCTTCTAAGTGCTGAGACAACAATCCGTTAATGTTATCTGAAAAACTAACTGCTTTGTCTCCGCCCATTTCGCCACGTACTTGATCAGCAATAGCAGGCAAGTCTTCGTTCATCATACGACCTAATCTTTCTACTTGATCTTGAATATCATCTGCTAATGCACGTACAGCCATAACAACTTCTGCTTCTTCAACGTTTACTTCTTCAGAAATCATTTCACTTAAGATATCATCAAACATGCTATTAAATTCTTCTTTAACGTTTGATTTTTTTGATTCTGTTTTATTCATTGCATCTGTAACTTCTTCAGGTTTCATACCTAATTCTTTAGCAATGTCTTCGATACTTTTTCCGTCTTTCTTTAGTTTATGCATGTATTGAATACTGTCATTTAATTTTCTTTCTGCAATTTTGCGACCAAACATTTGAATACCACTTACAACTGCATCTTCTTCGAGACCATTAAGGAAACCAACCACTGAGTCTCTGCTTTTACCTGATACTTCTGCAAATTTACCTAACGTTTCTTCGATAGCATCGTAACTGCTAGTGTCAACAATTTCAACACCAATCTCTTTAGCAAGTTCTGATAATAGACGTTCATTAAGATCGCTGTCTATACTTTCTGCACTTGCCATAACAGCACCGCTACCACATTCATCCATGTAGTCTTTTGCCGCTTTGATAACAATAGTCTTTGCTGTGTCATCGTCGTAAGCAAAACGATTGTCCATTCTGTAACGGTTCATGCATTCTGTACATGCTTCATCCATTGTATAACCGCTGTCCATAAGTTGTCTTACACTGTCAGAAATCATGCCTTTCATTTCCATATATGCAGGTGATTCTGCATACATGCCTTCTGCTAACATGACGTCTATTGCATCTCTAATACCTAAAAATTTTGCATATTCAGGTTCTAGTTGAAACTTTTTATTGCTGTTGCGAAGTTTGACTACGGCCAAATTAGCAGTTTCTTTTAACTCAAGCAACTTTCTCTTTGGCAAAAATGCCTTCTTAAAAGAAACACCAAACTCTTCGCCCAACACTTTTGATATTTTGCCTAGTTTGGAACTAGGTGTTGGATTTAATTGATTTAATAACATAGTGGTTTCCTATTCATAACTGTAATAGTACTTATTTATCATTTTATTGAGAATTGTGAAAGGACTTAGAATAGGTTTTGTACATTGCTTAAGGCATATTTCTGCCTTAATACAGTTTCTATGAGTCTGTGACGTGTGGCTTCAAACTTAAAAGCGTCTTTTGTGGTCTTCATAGTGTGTCTATAAAACATGCATTCGTTTTTTGCATCAACATATTTGTTTATAAGCTCTTGTGGCTTTCTAAACATACCACCGTCTCTAATAGTCTGTTGGTGCAATTTCTTGCTGTTTAGACGCACACAGAGCACGTTAGCAAGTTTTTTAGTGGGAATGTAGGTCAATACTACCCTTTTGGTTATAGCCTCTAAAATTTGATACATTTCTATGGACTTGTCATAGGAAATCACAAAGACACCACGTTTAGCAACATTTTGTGCTATCTTGTCTAACTTTTTACCTATAACTCTTTTATTCAATTTTACTTTTTTGTGGGTAGACCTTGAAACCAACGATATCATTTTTTCTGACCTTTTGTAGTATGTTTCTACAATACATGTCTTCTGCCATGTATCTTGTTCTCTCGTCAAATTTATTTATTGGACAAAACTTTTCAAAATCTATTTTATTGAACAGGCGAGTCTCATCTCTGGTGATGAAACTTAAATTACCATTTTTGCATTTAACTGCTTTCATGTTTAACCGCCGGCATGCATTGCGGCCATATGTGCTTTATATTTTTTAGTGCCTTTCTTATGTGGGCTTTTACCTTCGTCTAAACCTAATTCTGCTATAGCATCTTCTATTGCTTTTCCTGTGTCTCTGCCACGATAAAACTCTGGCATGTTATCAGACATAAATGATTCTATTTCATCTTTGCTTTCGAAGTTATCTAAACCTTTTTCATTAACTAATGCAACTAATATACTTACAGCCTGTTCTCTTTTGGGATTGCTTTCAGACACTTTCTTTTTCTTAGAAAACACAGAAGGATTTTGGCGTCTGTGCAGTTTGCCCATTGGCATGGCAAAACTTCCTATTGCTCCGGCTACTGTTTCTTTTAATGATTCTACGATTTCAAAATCATCATCTGATGTACCACTATAACGTGATGCTCCTACAGCACCTGATTTGATCCTGGCCTTTTGTTTGGCACTATTGTCGCTCATAGCCGTAACATGATATACTTTACCAGTTTTTTTATGCTTTACTTTGTAGTGCTTAAATGATTCTGTTAGGTCTGAAATCTTCATAATAGTATTTATCAATCATAAGATACGTTGGGAATAGAATAACCTAAACTGTTTAAGCCGTTAATAACTTGGTTTGCATAGTATGTAGCATTTGCTCCAGCAATCACATCAGTTTCAACACGTACTTCTACGTTTGCTCTATCACTAAGTCCTGCTGTACCACTGTAATTACCAGTACCATTTATAACAGCATTAACATAATCTTTATATCCGCCATAACTACCAGGCCCTGTGTTTACTTGGAACAACACACTTCTAAAATATGAACTGCTATTTGCTGTTTCTGCAGTTGCTATTGTACTTCTCAGTGAAGTAATATCAGTGGTATGTTGAGTAGTTGGGTTAGTTGGATACGCACTAGTTGCACCATACG